TGTCAGGATGCGAGCTCCAGTTGAGGGTGGCTTGCCACCCGGTTGCATATGCGGGCGCCTGTTCTAGCGGGCGCCCGTTTCTTTTTTGGCCTTGGCGGAGCTGGGCGAGCTGGCGAAATGGCTGGAAGGCTTGCGGGGGCTGGGTTTGCGGGGAGGGGCTGCAAATTCCGGCCCTTTTTGCGTTTGGCACAAAATACTGCGGAAATGGGCGGGATTTAACGGGGAGCGGTGGTTTTTGTGGTGATAGTTGGCACAAATGCACCGGGCCGGCTTGCATGGGAGCGGGCTGCAGGATGAGCGGGCGGGCTTGGGCGGCGGCTGTGGTGGGTGGGGCTGGTGCGGCGTGGGAGGTGCTGAGCAGCGGCGCGGCGGTTTGACCTGGCGGGCGACCTGGTCGGATGCTGGCGGTGTCTGCGGCGGGTGGGAAGCTGGCCGACATTGGACCTGATGAGGCTGACCAGGTCGTCGAGTTGAGGTGGTGCGTGGTTGATGGTGACGTTGTGGTAAATGCTGCCATGGATAATCACGACGCTGGCCGGACCTGGTGGATCACCGGGGGGAACCTTTGGCGTCGCGATATCCTTGATGATGTCTTCGACCTCTACGGCCTTTTCTTGTTGTTTCATTGTGAAGCCCTGTAAACACGGCCTTTAAGCGGCCAGTCGTATGATGTTCGCCACCGTGTTCTCGGTGACGCCCTCTTCCTCCAAGTAGTCGTAAATCGCCAGTAGCAACCTCCCTTTCTTCTCCGGTGCAATCTCTGCGTTGGCCTTGGCCAGGCCGCGTTCTATGGTTGCGAGCGCCAGATCCATGCGCTCGCGGTCGAGGATATCCGGCCCCCTGGTGGCGTCAGCCAGGTCGGCGAGCAGCATCGGGCCGTGGCCGGTTAACAGCCAATTGGCGTTGATGCCAGCCAGCACGAATGCCTCCATGGCGTCCGTACTTGGGCCGCGCGTTCCCAACTCGTACCTCTGATACGAGCTAACGGGCACTCCCAAAGACAAGGCTGCAGCATCCTGCGACAGCCCTTTAGCGGCCCGCCAGGCCTTCAAACGCACGTTGAGACCGTCCATATAAGCATTTCCTAATGCTGTGCACCAAGATGTGCACGGACTACTCGTGCACATCTTTCATAAAGCCTTGATACAGCAGCGAAAACAGCAACAAATCCAAAAAACAGCCGAACGGCCAAGATGTGCACGGCCAAAGCGCTTGACAACACATCCGAATGGCTGTGTAATGGAACCGTTCATACATCAGCAACGGCCACCACCAAATGACAAAAGCAGCCCCAAAAAAGACCAGCCCAGAGGACTGGCACCCGGCCGATATTTTGGCCGCATTGCATAAGCGAGGGATAACACTCCGAGCCCTCGCAAAGAAGCACGCGCTTACGTCGTCGTCATCGCTCTCGAAAGCGATGGTGACTTCCTACCCGGCCAACGAGAAGCGCTTGGCCGAGGCGGTTGGCGTCCCTGTTCAAGAGATGTTCGCCAGCCGCTACCACCCCGACGGCACGCCCAAAGGACGAGGCATCCGCGGGGCCTACGCGCTTCATTCTAGCGTTTCCCATTGTTAACACAATGCCAGAAACCGCACGAAGGAGTTGACATGAGATCTCAATTAGACGTGCTGACCCGTGACCTGTTCGAGGTCCCCGTTGAACTCAGCCCGACCCCCGGAGCGCTGGACTGTGGCGACACGATCCGGCACGTACTGGCCGATCTGATCAAAAAGGCGCCGCACTCGCGGGCCGAGATTGCCGAGCAAATGAGCCTGCTCACCGGCAAGAAAATCACCGACCACAGCCTGGACTCCTGGACCGCCGACAGCCGCGAAGGATGGCGCTTTCCGTTGGAATATTTGCCGGCTTTCGAGGTGGCCACCGAGACACGCGAACTGACGGCCTTGATGGCCGATTTACGCGGCTGCCGGGTGCTGGTCGGGAAGGACGTGCTGGACGCCGAAATCGGCAAGCTGGAGCGCATGAAGGAAGACGCCGGCCGGCGCATTCGGCAGCTCAAGAACGTGATCGGAGGGATGCAATGAAGGCCAACAGCGCCACCGCGCAAGCGCTCTACAAAGGATCCCCCGCTGCATGAATGCCCCGCTCCCCCTGGCCGCCGAGGCCATCACCCTGGCCGAGCTTTCCGCCGCGCTGCGCCTGCATCGCACCAGCGTTTTACGGCGCAGCGAGAAGGAAAGCTGGCCCTTTGAAGAAGTCGGCATCCGTGGCGGGCGCCAGCGCCTCTACCCCCTGGCCACCCTCCCAGAAGACGTCGCCAAAGCCCTCGCCAACCACCGCAAAGTGTCTCAAGAGGTGCAGAAAGGCGCCCGCATGCGCGCCCTGACGACCATGCTCGCCGAGTTCGAGTGCGCCGAGCTGGCAGCCGAAGCCGAGCGCCGGCAGAAGGGAGAAGCGATCCTGCGCGACCTGGCCGGCGGCCTGTCCGCGCACGAGTCCCTGTCGATGGCCGCGCACTGCGAGATTGCCGAGAGCTGGACGGTGTGGTTCCACAAGGCGCAGCCGCTGCGCAAGTCCGCCAGCTGGGCGCCCTACGCCAACGCCTACAACGCCCAGGAAGTGCCGATATCGAAGGCCGTGCGCGAGGCCTACGAGGTGATCTCGCCGCGCTCCGTGCAGCGCTGGGTACTCTCTCACCAGGCCGAGAACATCGGCGTGCTGGTCGATCGCCGCAACGGCTGCGCGCTGCGCGGCAAGACCTACTTTGCCGCCGTGCCGCTGCTCGCCGCCGCCGCCCGCAAGCTCTTGATCGACCGCCCCGGAATCCGCACCGGCCAGCTCCACGTCCTGCTCAAAACCGCGTCAATCGACCGTGAAACCGGCGAGCAGCTTTTCGCCGCGCCGAGCTACGACCAGGTGCGCCGCTACCAGCAGACATGGATCGAGCAGAACCGCGAACTGTACCTGCAGGCCACCAACCCCGACGCCTGGAAGAACTCCTGCCTGCTCGCCTTCGGCAGCCTTTCAGAAGAGGTCACCGCACTCAATCAGCGCTGGGAAATGGACGCCACGCCGGCCGACTGGCTGCTCCTCGATACCGATGGCAAAAAGCGCCGCTACACCGTCAGCGTCATCATCGACATCTGGAGCCGGCGCATGCTCGTCGTCGTCTCGCGCACGCCGAAGACGCAGACCCACTGCCACGCCCTGCGCCTGGCGCTCCTGCTGTGGGGCGTGCCCAAGGAGATCGTCACCGACAACGGCCAGGACTACCAGTCGCACCACTTCAAGCAGGTGCTGCGCGCGCTGTCGATCGAGCACCTCACCACGCACCCCTTCAGCCCGGAAGAAAAGCCGCACGTCGAGCGCGTCATCGGCACGCTCAACCACTCCATCCTGGAGCTGCTGCCCAACTTTGCCGGGCATTCCGTCGCCGACCGCAAGGCCATCGAAGCACGCCGCTCGTTCGCCGATCGCCTCGCCAAGCGCGGCGAGCTGGCCGACTTCTCGGCCGTCTGCGAGGGCGCCTTTTCGGGCGAGCAGCTGCAGACCACCATCAACACCTGGATTGCCGGCATTTACGAGCAGCGCCAGCACGGCGCGCTCGGCTGCAGCCCCTTCGCCAAGGCAGCGTCCTGGCAGGGCGACGTGGCGCGCATCGCCGACGAGCGCAGCCTCGATATCCTGCTCGCCAAGCCGGCCGGCAGCGGCCAGCGCACCCTGCAGAAGAAAGGCATCGCCCTCGACGGCACCTGGTTCATTGCCCCCGAGCTGGCGCGCGTCGATGTCGGCAGCCTGCTCGACATCTACGAGACCACCGACCTCGGGCGCATCGTCGTCTATTGGCGCAAGAACTACCTGTGCATCGCCGAAGCGCCAGAGCGCACCGGCGCCGACCGCCAGGCCATCGCCGCCACCGCCCGCATCGTCCAGGCCGAACGCAATGCCGCCGGCCGCAAGGCCGCCCGAGCCGACCGCAAGGGCCTGATCTCCACCGAAGAGCTGCTCTCCCGCCACCTGGCCGACCAGGCCACCGCCGCCGGCAAACTGGTAATTGGCGGCTTTGGCGCCAAGACCAGCACCCACACCAGCCACGGCCTCGACCAGGCCGCCGAAGCGCGCCAGGCCATGGACGGCCCGCAGCCCTCCAGCCGCGCCGCCGAGCTTTCGGCACTCGCCGCCCAGGCCATGGCCGCGGCCCCGACCAACGTCGCCGCATTGCCCAGCGCAGAAGCGCACGCCACGCCACTGGCCGGCTTGAGCAACCGCGAGAAATACGAGCTGTGGGGGCAGTACGACGCCCTGGTGAAAGCCAGCGGCGGCGACATCGAAGCCCTCCAGGAAGCCTGGCAGCGCCGCTTCCACGCCGGCTTCCCGACCACCCCGATATTCCGCGCCGAGGCCAACCTCGCCAAGGCCAAAAAAGAAACGGGCGCCCGCTAGAACAGGCGCCCGCATATGCAACCGGGTGGCAAGCCACCCTCAACTGGAGCTCGCATCATGACACAAACTGCAACACCTGGACAGAGCAGCAGCACCCCCAGCGGCGGCCAGATCGCGCCGCTGGCCAACATCGGCGTGATGGAGCAAGCCATCTATCGCCTTTCCGGCCGCGGCCCCAACGACCCCGGCATGATCGTCGTCAGCGGCCCCAGCGGCTACGGCAAGAGCGTTGCCGCCGCCTGGGCACGTGCCCGCCATCGCGCCTACTACCTGCAGCTCGACGATTTTGTCACGAAGAAGAGCCTGCTCGTCAATCTCTGCAAAGTTCTTGGCCTCGAACCCAAGGGCGCCACCTGGGAGCTGATCGACATCGTCGCCGCGCAGCTGCACCAGGCGCGCCGGCCGCTGATCATCGACGAGTTCGATTTCATCGTCGACAAGCAGATGGTGATGAGTGTCTTCAGCCTCTACGAGAAAAGCCGCGCCAGCATCATCCTCGTCGGCGAGGAAGCCATGCCCGCCAAGCTCGCCAAGTGGGAAAAATTCGACGGCCGCGTGCTCGACACCCTCTACGCCGAAGCCGTTGGCCTCGACGACGCCCGCGTCCTGGCCCGCCACAAGTTCCCCGACTTCCCGATCGCCGACGACCTCCTCGCCCACCTGGTCAAGATCGCCCACGGCAGCGTGCGCCGGGTGAACAACAACCTCGGCATCATCCACGGCACCGGCATGGGCGAAGGCTGGGACGGCTGCGACCTCGCCCGCTGGGGCGATCGCCAGCTCCAGCAGGCCGGCGTCAAGCGGAGGGTGCGCTGATGAGCCGCCAACCGGCAGTCGTCGAGCTCGCCGGCGGCAAGAGCACCCGGCAGCGCATCTGGGAAGCCATGCGCCGCGCCGAAGCCGACGGCCCGCAGACCTACAGCACCGAGACCCTCTCGCGCCTCTCCAAGGTCGAAATGGAGCCCGTGCGCGAGTACCTCAAAGCCCTTGCCGCTGCCGGCATCGTCGTGCGCGCCCACGAAGCCCGCGAAGGCGCCCGCGTTAAATACTACTGGGCCTTAAACAGAAACGCCGGCGTCGAAGCCCCCAGGGTGCGCCGCGACGGCAGCGAAGTTACCCAGGGCCGCGGCACCGAAGCCATGTGGGCAGCGATGACCACCCTCGACCACTTCACCTTTCACTTCGTCGCCGAGATCGCCAACGTCAAGCCCGGCACCGCCGCTACCTACTGCGGGGCACTCGGCAAGGCCGGCTACCTGGACGTGATCAAGCCCGGCAAAGGCACCGGCAAAGGCGGCATCGCCACCGTCTGGGCCGTCGCCCAGGCGCACCGCGCCAAGCCGCGCGCGCCGATGATTACCCGCCTGAAGGCCATCTACGACCCCAACATCCACAAGCTCGTCCGCCTTGAAGGCGTCAACGAAGCCGCCGACCAGGTCGAACGCGGCGAGGTCGTCGAATGAGCCACAAGCCCATCCCGCAGCGCCACGCCGAGTACATGGAAGAGCGCTGGTTCGCCATCCTCTGCGCCGCCGTTGAAGCCGACCCGCGCGGCCGGCAAGGCGTCGCCGAGCGCCTCGGCCAGGGCTGCGGCCGTGCCGCCCTGTCGCTGGTCATCAACGGCAACTACCCGGCCCGGCCCGACAACATCGCCCGCCGCGTCCTCGAGATCTTCGACTGCTACCACTGCCCCTACCTCGGCATCGAGGTGCAGGCCTCCTACTGCGTCGAGATCAACGCCGCCCCGGTGCCCACCTGGGACCCGGCCGCCCTCGACCTGCGCCGTCGCTGCCAGACCTGCGAGCACCGCCCCGGTGGCGCCACGCAGGCCGACGACCCGGCCCGGCCGCGGCCACCGCAACCGCAGCACAGCCAGCCTTCCCAGCCATCTGCCACGCCCCAGCCACAGGAGATCGACGCATGAATACCACCACTGCCCCAGCCATCACAGTTCCCGGCGTCACGCGCATTCGCGCCCGCTCCCGCAAGGCTCTTGCCGATCGCCCGTCCGTCGTCTTGCTGGCAAACATGGCCAGTAACCTCGACACCCTCAAGAACGTCTTCGGCGACACCATCGACAAGGCCGCCCTGCGTGATGCCGTGCGCCTGATGCACGACGTCGCCCTCTCGCACGACGACGCCGGCGACTACGGCGTCTATGCCGTCGAGCAGCTCGCCGCCGACGTCCTCGCCGAATCCGGCGCTTTTGCCGAAGCCACCAACGCCGCAGAGGGCACCTGGTGAGCGCCGCCGCCAAACAGGCCGCGGCCCTTTCCCCCGCCGAAAGCCAGGCGCGCCGCGCCCGCCTCGCCCACCTCCACTGCCTGCGCCGCGATGCCGGCTGGAGCGAAGACGAGTACCGCGACATCCTCGAAGTGCGCACCGGCAAGCGCAGCGCCGCGGATCTCGACCTCGCCGCCCTCGGCAAGCTGGTTGATCACCTCGCCCCGCTCATCCAGCGCCGCCCAGGCGACGCCAGCAAGCCCGCCAAGCCGGCCCGCGCCCGCGTCGCCGGCGACTGGTGCTTCATCGACAAGGCCAGCGACGAGAAGCGCCCGCTGCTGCGCAAGATATTCGCCACCTGCCGCGCCCTCGGCGCCGGCCGCACCTATGCCGAAGGCGTCGCCAAGCGCCAGTCTCGCGGCGTTGCCAGGCGCCTGGAAATGATGAGCTACGAGGAGCTGCACAAAGTCGCCGCCGCCCTCTCGGCCACCCAGCGCAGCAAGCTCAAGGCCGCCCGCGCAGCCGCCGCCGGGCCTGCCGGCTCGGCAGACGCAGCCACCCCCGCCACACCATCCACCGCTCCACGCCAAAGAAGGAGGTCATCATGAACGGCGTCGTCATCGGCTTTCCACCGCCCCTGTCCGCGGCAAATCCGCCGGCCGGCGCCAGCCCCTGGCGCATCCGCCCGCAAGGCCTGCAGATGGACTTCAAGACCCTGCTTGGCAAGCTCGAACGCACCCAGGGCTGGCTCGACCGCAACCGCGTCGAAGTCCTTGCCTTCTCCGCCAGCACCCTGCGCGGCGCCACCGTCTGCGTGCGCGACTGCCCGCGCCTGCACCAGCTGCTCAAGGACGAAATGCACAGCACCAGCCACAAGCAGCTTGCCGGCGTGCGCTTCGAGCAATGGCAAGCCCGCGACCCCTCCACCGGCGTCACCATCCTCTGGGACGCAGAGCATCGGGAAGGAGGGCGGCCGTGATCGCGCCATTCACCTCGTCCGCCCTCGTCGCCGCCGCCCCCTGGGTGCTCCTCGCCGTCCTCGTCGGCTGGCTGTCCGGCCTGCTCATCTGCGTTTTCTCCCGCTTCTGCCTGCGCTTCTGGTACGCCGTCGACCTGTGCAACGGCCAGGGCTACCTGTGGACCGTCGCCTGGCACAAGGCCTGCAGGAGATACCCATGACTGCCGGTATCCGTCGCCTCTGGACCCCCGAGGAGGACCAGCAGATGCTCGACTGGCGCGCCGAAGGCCGCACCATGGTGTGGATAAGCGCGCAGCTCGCCAGCAAGCACGCCTCCATTTCAACCCGCCTGGCCATTCTCAACGGCCAAGGGTACGTTCGGCTCTCGCGAACGCAACAGAAAGCCCTCCCGCCGCCGCCGCCGCCGCCGCATCCCGGCAAGCCCGGCCCGCGCAAGTGCCTGTGCTGCGGACTCACGTTCCCCAGCAGCCATGCCGGCAACCGCATCTGCTGGCGCTGCAAGCAACGCAGCGTCAGCGACAACCACAGATTCTGCCCGGGCTAGGAGAGCCGCCATGGCCAGGCTATTCAAAATCCTCTGTTGGTGGGCGACCTGGTTCGCCGGCCTCGAACTTTTCCACGAACGCCTCGCAT